GATAGATGATCGTAGATGCTGCGTATTTGAGTCCAGAACCTCCTCCCATTTCTTTAGTTGGTACGTAAGCTCCGATGACATCGTATGTATGATTTGTGACAATGAGCGGGACATTTGCTTGACCTAGTTTCAGAGTTAACATTCGGAATGCACCTTTGACCAGTTGTGATTTGGTCATATCACGAACTTGTTTGTCGTTCAGTGCATCAGTGATTTCTTTCTCAGTAGAAAGCATACCCAGTGAGTCTAACACAAACATACAGGGTTTACGTTCTTCTACAGGTTTTTTTAAGTAAATGTCTACCGCCTTAAGGGCCTTGGTACGAAACTCTTCAACAGTAACAACATTGACGACAACGAATCGAGAGGTATCAATACCACGAGATTCAATCAATGACTTGTTAACGGCAGCTTCAGTATCAAAGTAGAGACAATAACCATCGGGGTGATTATCAAGAAAATTCTTAACCACAGCGAGAGAAAAGAAAGTCTTTCCAGTAGAAGACTCTCCAGCAATAGCAGTAATCTTATTCCCAGATACACCACCAAATATGCTACCTGAAACCAGTGCATTAAAAATGTATGAACCCGTGTCAACATAGGTTTCAGTATCATCAATGTCCGAAGCTAATTTAGTATAGTCGTCACCGATTTCTTTTACAATTTCTTTCAGAAAATCCATTAGGCTACCATCCCGTATTGTTCGCGTAAGATTTTTTTATAAGGCAAACCTTGTTCTTTAAGGTCTTTTACCAGTTTCAATTTTTGATACAGTGCTGCGTCTCCACCAAAAGCCATAGCACTCACAATTGTATTCAGTTCTTCATCGTTAATAGGCAAATCCATTAGGCAAAAAAGAGTTCAAGGTTTACAGTTTTTTCTACACTCCAACCAATGGAGTCTAGAATAGTTTTCAACGGTTCGAGAAATGACTTCTCAAACTGTAAGTCATAATCCACATATTTGTCAAGACCAAGTTCTTTGGGAAACTCCTGAATGAAAGAGATAACATTTTCTTGAAGTGGATTTGGTTTTTTCAAATAACAAAATTTGATTTTCTCTCCGTTATTAATCAAAGAGTATTTCTGAGTCAGGTTATTCTTCTTGATGTAATGATTAAAGAGAAGAGCACCACGAGCGTGAATTGGAGTTCCTTTTTCATAGATTGAATTCACACTTTTGTGTTTGTCAACATTACTGACTGTACGAGGAAAAGAAATGTCTTCTGGAGGAAGTGACTTGAATTCTTTCCGACTTTTATCAATAAAGTTGATTACATCATCTTCAGTTCCACTCATCATCAACTTGAGACAATCCTTAATCATTTTACGACAAGGGCTAGGAGTTGATGATTTAACGGCTTCGATACCCATAATCTTGAGTTTGGGTTCTGCATATCGAACACCTTCACTATCCCATACATTGAGAATGTATCGTTTCTTTGCAGTCCAGATACCACGGTCAGCAATGTTTTCCCGTTTCATTGACATCTTCTGGTCGTATGCATTCACATACTCAGCAAGTTCTTTGTAGTTCTTTTCAATGTAGGGTTCAATCTGATCCTCACAAGCTTTGTTGAGAAAGTCAACAACTTTACTTCTGTCGGTAACTCCATTCGGAAAGACACGATCAACAAGTGGGCCAAGATTGAGATAGATACTATCCGTATCAGATGCAATTACATAATCCACATCTTCTGTTTTGAGAATCTTATTGAGATACTCATTCATTCGATTCTCAATCCATCGAATACTAACTTGACCCGATAGAGTAATCGCTTCTGCATTTGCAAGTTTGTAGTATCGGAAGTATTGATTACCAATGGCACCATAAGCAGAGTTCAAAGAAATCTTTTTCGCCATCTGAATATTGTTGCATCGTGCGATCTCTTTCTTCAATGCAACAGATGGTGTCTTCTCATTCTGTTTCTTGGCTTCAATCATCTTCTTTTTGAAGATGACACGTTCATCATAATACTTCTGCATCAACTCAGGAAGAAATCCTTGAGATGTTTTTGAATACATCGCACCATTCGCACAGACTGCATAGTCTTTGTAAAGTTCAAAGTTGATACTTTGATTCAGAATCTTTTCAACATTTGCAGTTGGATGTCTTTCTTCCAAGATGGTCTCTGGGGAGATGTTGTACTGCATAATAAGATGGGGATACAAGCTATTAAGATCAAAACTGACCACCCAATCATAACGCCCAGGAATCGGTTCCTTAACATAGGCTCCTGCATATTTGGAATCCTTGTCAGATTTTTCTCTGGGAGGAATCACAATGTTCTTCCTCTTTAGATAGTTATAAATGATCGTATCCCACATACGAACTTGTGAAAATATATCTTGATAATTCACCTTAGCGTCATAAGCCATAGTCAATGCAAGTTCAATCAACTTGAGTTTATCCTCAAGACGATCCACCAGTTCTACGTCGATGATGTTGTACTCTACAAACTTCTGCCACCCATTAGTGTAAAAATCCTTGAAAGTATCAAACTCAGAGTGATCAAGTTTCTTCTGACCAAGTTCTTGTTGAGCAATGTAATCCAATCGAAAACTTTCCTGATTGGGCGTTCCAGGAGACCAACGATACAGACGCATATAATCCAGGATTGAAAGACCTCCAATATCAACCGTGTGATTTTTACGACCCTGAACAAACACTTCTGTTTGTGTAACAAGATTCCACGGTGACATTCTTCGCATCAACTTTTCACCGATGACACGATCCATACGACCGATGAGGTAAGGAAGGTCGAAGAACTCACAGTTCCAACCAGTTACCACATCAGGCATATTATTCGACCACCAAGCAACGAAGTCTGACAACATCGAATGTTCATCACTGAACTGTCGATATTCAACATTCTTCTGAGAGTTTTGAAATGGGCCTACACCCCAAGTTGTGATTTGTTTGGTGTTAAAGTCTTGAATTGTAATCAACAACAATTCTTCACTACAACTTTCAACATCAGGAAATCCACCTTCAGATTTTGTTTCGATGTCAATCGTGAAAAGTTTGATCTTCTTGATGTCAAACTCTAATTGTTCTTCTGGATAGTTCTCAGAAATATACTGATACACATATCGTTCATTTCCATAGATGCGAAAGTTATCTACGTCTTTATATTTTTCATAGAACTCTCTGCAGTCACGCACAAAACCAGGTTGAATAGCTTCAACACATTCACCTTCGAGAGTGCGATATTTAGTTTTCTTTTGAGAAGGAACGAAAAGAGTAGGTCTCCAATCTTCTCTCTTTGTTACAGACCTACCGTTTTCATAACCTCGAACAAGAAACTGATTACCAATGAGTTGAACGTTAGTGTAAAATTTCACGAAGTAAGACCTAAGTACATATTCAAGTATTTCTCGTTAGGATCAACGAGAGTCAATATTTTATCAGAATGAATCATCATTTCACTCTGATCGGTATAGGATCTCATCCACTCAGAAAGTGAATCACCTACAACACTATAAGGGTTTATGAGTTTGCAGTTTGGTTCTCCAAGTTCTGCATAAATTTCTGCGATCTCAGAAATGACAAGTTCATTCGTTGATAACAATAGGATTTTGATTATTCGTTGGTCTTCCATTTACCTTTTCCTCATACAGTTTCTTAAGATTCTCAATCGGTTCTACAATTGTTACGACCCAATCTGCAGAACAAGGAATATTACGTTCTGCAGAAAGAGGAACCCAAGGGTAAAAGGTGACACCGAGTTTGGAACCAAATTGTTTTGTTACACCGTTTTCAGTTTCCACACCTTCGTGTTCACTCAATACCGTTGGTTCATCGGTTGAATAAATCTTCAACACCAATGGTTCATCAAAATAATAACCAACCACGTCTTCCGATGTTCCACGAATCTCTTTTACGTCTGCGATGATATCCTCACCAGATTTTAACATCACTAGTTTTACAGACATTTTTACTCCTTTTCTCTTAGACATTATAAAGGGGAACTTGGTCTTAGTCAAGTTCCCCTTGCCGACGATATTTGGGTTGCCCCTTTTTATTTAGTCTCCGTCACCGCCGTCACCACCTCCACCATCACCACCATCACCATTTCCAGAATTACCACCAGCACTTGATGCAGACCTCTTTGCATAGGCTTTTCCTTTCGGTAATCCTAATTGAGGTTTAGCCATTTTATAGGAAATTGTTTTAATCTCGGAAATGAACTGATGAAAAGATTTCATTGTTTTTTATTTGTATTTAGAGATAATCTCTTCGAGCGTGATGATCAGGAACTACCTTACCAAGAACAATAGTCAAAAGCCCATCTTCAAATGTTACTGCTCGCACTTCCGTGTCATCGGATAATGTCCACGATCTCTTGAAAGATCGTTGAGCCAATCCCTTATGGACGTAGTGGGTATCAGACTCTTTGTCTTCTTTTTGCCCTTCGACAAAAAGTTTTCCATACTCTGTGTATACATTGACTTCCTCCTTTTTAAATCCAGCAAGTGCAAGTTCTAAACGAGATTCTACGTTACTCAGTTGAACGAGATTGTATGGTGGATAGTTAGAAGTTGTTTCGTGAAGATTGAACAGACGATCAAAGTATTCATCAAGACCAATACTATTGCGATTGATCCTGTCAAAAAGAGCAGGCAAATCCGCAGCAGTATACCTTGTAAGGTTAGTCATTATGGTAGCTCCTTTAAAAGCGAGTTTGTGTTTTGTGGACCCTTTCGGCATCCAATATTATTTAACCATAAAACGAAAAAGAGAGGAACGGTAAAAACCGAACCTCTCTTTAGGGTGTTCCGACTTTTGTAGAGACCGCACGAAAGTCTCATCAATATTTATTCTTCTTCGGGTTTCTTTCTTTTACCAATGTTATATTTGGTTTCAAGTTCCCATTCATTCTTTTCTTTGTACGAAAGAACTTTAATCTGATTGAGAGGGGCAATGTCTCCACACTTTTCTGAAAACACAACACTAATCAATCCCCAATCAAGAAGAAGTTGAATAATACGATTACGACGTTGTACATCGTTTACCGTAATGTTAGCTCTCTTTCCGTCTAGAGCAAACAGTTCTTTAAAGTGAACAATATAATACTTACCCTGTTTGTGTAGGATATGACAAGATTGGTAGAGTTTTTTCTCCTTTCTTGATGCAACTCCGATACGAGTCAGTGTTTCACGAACCTTCAAAAAATCATCTGGTTCATTTAGTGTCACTTCAATCATTTGGTCAGGAGACCACCTGATTTCAGGTTCAACAATAGCGCTCATTTTTTTCCTCCAGTTTCAAGTCGCTGTCTAATAGATGAAAGTTGTTCTTGAGTCAGAATATTCAAAACTTGTTTGGCTTTCTCATTACTATAACCATAATATTGTTTAATAATGTCAAGGTCTTTAATCTGATCTTTTCGGAGCCAGGGAGAAAATCTCTTCTTTTTCCTCAGACTATTTAGTAAAAAGTCATACTGTAGTTTTTTTGACAGCCCGTGATTCTTGTTAAGTTCATTCACAAACATCACACAATCAATGTGACCAGACAGACAACGATTAATGATGTAAGGAGGATATTGTTTTTCCAGAAGAGGATCTTCATCTAGAAGATTCTCTTTGGATATATTAATTGAGTTCAACCAATCCTTGAGTTCCATTATTTAAATACCGCAGTGACACTGATAACATTTGCACCAGGATTTCTTGCAAGTGCAACTTCCTTTGCATCCTTATAATCTCTGGCAATTACTTCTTCCTTAAAGACCGTACCAGCTTTGTAGAGAGTTACTTCACATTTCATCGGATAATATCAATCTCCATATCTTTACTCCAGACTTCAAGTTCAGTACGAAGAGTTCCTTCAGACTTCAGAGACTCATATCTCTTTGAAGACTTGTTCTTCCACCAAGTAATTAAGTTCTCCATATAAAACTTGTCAAAGTTGATTGGGTTTTCAATCAGTTTGTCTTCGTCACCACGAATAACTTCTCTGGAGTTAGCAAATCCGTAATCACTGAAGTAAGTTCTCTTTTGTTCTGTAAGTGATTTTGCAGTTGCAATTGCATCCTTGAACTGACTCAACTTCACATTCCCCTGCAAACTCTTGGAGATGATTGAGATCATTCTCTGTTGTGTTTTCAATTTGCGGCTGGATGCATTCTCCTTGACCAGAAGTTGATTGTTGTTCCTCTCGATAAACCATCGGTTTAGATCCTTAAAAATGTGATCGTGAAGTAGAGGAGTAAAATCACTCTGAGTCAGACCCTTGTATCGAAGATACGGTTTCAGACCATCATATTGTGAAGAAGACTTTGTGGAACCATACAGAGATGTGGTTTCAAACAAACAAATGTCTGTGTTGTACTTCTTGTTCAGTTCTAGTCTAGCTTCGTGAGAACAACAAAGCAGAGCGAGTAATTTTCCTCCCAAGTAGTTATAACCGAAAGGTTGTGTGGGTACAATAATGAACCCCATAATCGAATGACGATTGAACCTAGACAACTCTGGAGGTTGTCCAAGCCAATCGTTACGAGGTTTTGAATTGATAGTGGGAGAACCAAATCGAATAAAACCAACGATCTTCTTGGTGTTGGTTTCTACAACAATCCACTTCAAACTCTTACCGGGAATTGAATCTTCAATCGAGTGAGACGTTGTGATCTGCAGTCTTTCGTTGAAGTATTCATTTGTGAAGCTATAATCTTCCCCAGCGGTATAAACCTTGAAGTTCATATCCTCTGGGCGCATATTGAATGCATCAAACATATCATCCTCTGGGCCACACCCAGGAATGTATGTTGGCATCTGTGACATTCTATCAAGTTTTACGTTGCGAAGATATTCATCGATACGACCCATATTGGAGAAGTAATCAATGAACTGATCTGCAGCATACGTAGCATCATCAACACCTAACATCATACGAAATGTTCCTCCAATGTTCCATAGTTTAACATAGTTTTAGAAGAGTATGAGTTCGGGTCTTTACCTTTACCATCAACCTGCATATTCATAAGAGGAGACTTACCAAACTTTCTTTGGTATTGATAAATCTCATAGTGTTCTCGACTCATTAACCAAGACTTTAAACAAACGTCTGGATCCTCTTTTGGTGGGCAAATAAATCCAACCCACAACGGAGTGTCAGTTAGAGTTCCGTTTAGAACATCATCACCATACCCATACTTTTCAACAAAAAGTTCATACTTCTTTTCGTTACAAATACCAGTTGTCAAAGGTTTATGATGAGAAGTCATTCTTTTATGCAAATGAGTTCTCAACTTACCCTTATAACCATTTTGTTTATCATAATAAAATCCTCCAGACTCTCCAATGTAAACACATTCTTCAAAATCAGAAGGGCAATCAGATGGTTTTGGTTTGGTTTCATTCCACACGAAACCATAAACAGCACCTCGCATTCCAACAATGTCAGCGAGTTTATGATAATCCGTAAAACGAATCCAATGAGTATAAGGAATCATTTGAATGCACACTCACACATAATTTCAGTCAATGCAGCAAGAAGATTAATCTCTTGATCTGCTACGAACGCTGACTGGTACTGATATTTAGCCACAATAAGAACGCAAGCAGCAATACTAGGGCCGTCCAAGGTTGGATAAAGAGCATCGTAAATGTGACGCAGAAGTACAGAAGAATCGTTGTCCAAGTTATTGACACACCATTTACGTACCTCAGGAAAGTTTTTCTCTTTGAGGGCTTTAAGGAGATCATTTGTTTTTACCTCAGCAAATGCAGCAAGAATACCAGAGTCAATTTTACCACCAACAGAATATCTCTGACACTCATTCAACACACGGCGCCAATCGGGAAAGTGTTTGTTGATCAGTTCAACAAGAACTTTTTCGTCGTATTCAATACCTTCTTGACCCAAGATGTCGCAGAGTCGTTTGAAGAATCGACTGGCAATCTTTGGTTTGTCTTTGTTTGAGATTGAGAAATCAAAGACGGCACATCGGGAGTGGAGGGGTTCGATGATTTTGTTTTTGTAGTTACAGGTAAAGATGAATCGGCAATTACGACTAAATTCCTCAATAGACGCCCGTAAGAGGAGTTGAACGTCTGGGGTTGTGTTATCTGCCTCATCAATGATGATGACTTTGTGTTTAGCAGTTGACGAAAGCGAAACGGTCGAAGCGAAGTTCTTCGCATTGTTTCTGACAGTATCAAGGAATCTACCTTCGTCGGATCCGTTAATGACATAAAAATCTACTCCCAATTGATTACAAAGGGCTTTGGCAACCGTGGTCTTACCAATACCAGGCGGTCCAGCAAGAAGCATATTTGGAATTTCACCCTTATTTAGAAAGTCACTAAAGGTTTTCTTAATACTTTCTGGGAGAATACAATCTTCAATAGTACTAGGTCGGTACTTTTCAACAAAGAGAAACTCTTCTTTCATAATTAAATCCACGAGGGTTTTCGTTCAGGCATACGAAGATAGTTGGTTGCAACCCAAGGTTTGGATGCAATGTATCGTTTGTATGCAGTAAATGTATCGATGGTATCATCGTATTTCCATTCTTCGGGCATCGCACGAGCGAATGGTGTCACTTCTGTAATCTTACCTTTGGGAAACAAATAGTATGCATCCACAAGAGTTTTATAACAGGAGTGAGTTTTATTATATCGCAAAGTGTATTCATCGCACAAGTTAAGACCCCACTTGATCAACCAATATGCATTGTTGATGGATTGTGCAGCCCATTGAGTGCAAGGATGATTACGAAAAGCCCCCTTCTCGGTTTGATAGGGAGTACCATCAGACTTAGGAAGAGGGCCGTAGTTATGATACCACTTGGATGCCACGATG